CGTGTGTTTATTTTATGATTTATTCTAGTTGTGGATGGTGTTCGATTATGTAATACACGCACATATCATATTTAACACTTACATCGGTTAACCATAATCAATGTTCCATATTATATGTACTAAAGCAAAAAATAAATGCGATTTTATGCTTTATTAACAGTTAGAAACATCAAGATACGCACTTTTTAAATTACTTGTATTTTCAAAAAAGTGAATGCGTATATACGTTTTTATGCATTACAAGACCTGACGTTGCATAAGGCATCAAACCCTTATAGCGTCATGCTTAAGCACACATTTCTTATTTTTGTATAAAAATCAAATATTTCCTTATGTAATCAAGCGATAAATAAGGAAATATCTGTAAATTGTGTGATTTTTAGGAATCCTATTGCTTTAGCAAAACACTGATTACGGTTAAACAATAATATATACAATGTTGTAAGGATTAACTATACAAACAATGAATCCAATACAACCGACATATAATACCCAGACGCAATTAAACGCTGTTCTACAATTGGAAGCATCATATCATAATAACCTCGGTCTAAATGTGTGCCATTTACAATTTGTGTGCCATTTACAAAATATAAATTATCACTACATATTGTTCCAATAGACGAATTAGCAAAATCACCAATATTCAACACAGGGTCAAATTTAGATTTTGAATTCAATATGATTAATTCATTGAAAAATGCAGATTTGCCTCCCAATTCTTTGACACGTTGCTCTATGATCGCACTATCCCATATAGCGTGTAGATTTGTCTCTGCTTTAGAATGCGTATGACTACATTTATCGTCAAATGAATACGATACGTGTATCGTATTTCCACCAATGTCTAAAGCATATCCTACGTGAAAGGGTTGAAAAATATCGCCCATAAAATGTACAAGGAATTTCAATGCGTCCCAATTATATCTATCTTTTTGTAATATTGTAGTATAATTATGAATTGCGCCATAAACACATTGCCCTGTTGCACAATCTAATTCGGGTTCAAATAAACAACGTGTTAAAGGGGGCGATTGAATATCGATAAAATGTAAGTCATACGACCATCGATATTCGGGCATATCTTTAACAATATCCGCCCAATTTGCAATCGATGCAAAATCATCAGCAGTTGTTATATTATAGTTTTGTTGTAATATCATACGTGTATTATTATGAAGTTGATTATATGCTACATACGCTGTCATATTGTGACCAATGGGACCCCACGCAAATACAGCGGGAAAGAACAAATATACAAAAAATAGAATATGAACATAAAATCGAGACATTATTTATAATTTATCTATATATAGATACAGGCTCCCTTTTATATCATTTATACATATCAATGGGTAAGTTTATAAATAGCGATACTTATTCCTAATCCAATGAACACATTGTGATATATTTTATCCCAATTTTCATATTTTTTAAATCCCAACATATTGAACATATCATTAAAATATGTGTTCTCACCCCATCCACATATTTTGTTCATATCTGCAGTGATTTTACATGTATTATTATTTAAATACCAATGAATATACATAACAGGAATACTAATAATATATAATACAAGTATAATTGGTGAATAGAATAACCATCCAAAATTTATAAATATATTCACAATATGATGCAGTGATAATAAGCTAATAATTTTAATACGCTGGTTTGATTTCGTATAACATTGGTATGTTTTTTTGGATAGCATATCAAAAGTGATATTGATACATAATATAAATAAAAATACAATAGTCGATACAAACATAATTATAGGATATATATTTTAGTACCAATAATATTATAATATTATATTTATCTATACCGGTGTGTTTTCGAAATATTCAGGTTCTATTTGAAGTTCTCCATCAAACATTACGATTTCAATACATTGATCTTCTTGGTCGTCTTGGTCGTCTTGATCGTTGCCTTCTTGATCTTCCGGGTCGTTGTCTTCTTGTTCTTCTTGTTCTTCTTGGTCTTCTTGGTCTTCTTGCTCATCATCTATTTCTTGTTCTTCATCGATATCATCAGTTAATTCATACATTGTATTGAAGAATTCAATGTAATCGTTCTCAGTTATGGATACAAAAATTTCAGTTTCAATTGCGCACGTGGAAAATACTAATATATCACCATATAATTCCATATTATCCAATGGTTTAGGTAATGAATGTGTATTCATAATGTTATCGGCTCCTTTTTTCCATCCATATATATGAATGATATGATTCCCGTGCGTATATTGATGTAAACGCTCGATTGAACCCTTTCCTTTCGTTTCAACGGAACCACGCAAATAGATAATTGGGATAGTATCTCCTAATATAAATTTAGCATTTAATATACGCGATTGCTCACTAACATGACCGTCGGGTGTAAGAACAATGAATCCTATCGACCTAGATGCCATAATGTATTGTTATTAAAATTATTGTTCGGGTATAAAGTACACAAACAATAATCAATTTTTTAATTTAAACCCGTACATTGCTTTTGCGTGTAAGCAATTAATTGAGTCATCCTATATGTGCTAAAGCACTTAAATCACACAATTTATATGTATTATGTTAAAACTACAAAATAGATGAAATACTATAAGGGTTAGTATACCATATAAAAACGCACATCGTTCGATGTTTCTAACTATAAAATTATTTTTTTCAATAGATATAATATATGATTCTAATTTCACCCATTCAGTTTTATATTTTTAATGTATTACTATTTGGATTTGTATTTATTCCAAATACGATTGAGCACAATCATAAACTAAATGTGTTATGCATACTAATGTTATGCATTTTAGCATCACTTATTGTAAGTTTGGGATGGTTTTCATATAAAAATCCAATGAAATATTCAAGGAAAAAAATGATATTAATTAACATAACCATTGCCCCACTTATTTTATTATTAGGTTTTATATATGATGCATATATTTGTTAAAGAAATAATAAAATTCAACAAGGTGCACATTGTTGTTTGGATGAATCGACTGGATTTTCCATACAACTACATACGCGTATGATTTCAGGAGTTTCAGCAACAAGCCTTCCATACATGAACACGTTTTTGAAAACACGTCTAAAATTAATCAATAACGCACCTGATAAATTAAAATCAAACGCCTTGATAATGATGTTATAATACATAGGGGAATCGGGAAGTACGAGTTTATCCTTTGTCAGTTGTTCTTCATCAATAGGATATTTCATTTTTTCAGCAATAATTTTTAATAAAATGATAATTTCATAATTTGCGTCCATAAATTGTTTAATATAGACGGACGCATTTGCAAAACCGGTTCCTTTATTTAACTCATCCATTTTCGTTTGAATACTGCGAATTGAATTCACGTTTGTTATATGACGCAAATCAATAAATGTGCTTGACCCAGCTTCCATTGGATTACGAATAATATTAGCTGACGATTTATAGGGTGAATCATCTGCAACGATAATATCCGCACGCATACCGGGGCTTCCCATAAACGTTTCGACTGAAATTCTTATACGAATAGCTTCAACTGGTTTTAAAAAAAAATTAATTTTTTTCAATGTATTATCAGGTGATGTTGGATCATTTCCATCAAATATTTTATCATCGACTTTAATCCAACTGGATTGATTTTTATCATCAATATTTGCACTATAAAATACACTATACGATAAAACTCGGTCAGAAATTACATCTGGTTCTGTTGGAAAATTATTAGATTGGGTTACAACTCCATATACTTTTGTTAATTTAGGTAAATTTATGGTAACATATCCTTTATTAGAATCATATGAAACCCAACCACCATTTGAATCAATTTTAATTTGACCAAATTCAGGATTACATTCAGGATCATCCGTCGCAAATTGATAGCAAGGAACTGAATTATTTTTTGCACCAGAAAAGGCATACATTGAAATATCCGTATTTGCGATTTTATAACCACTTTTTAGAGGAATTAATTTTAAATACGCAAATACTTTACGCATGAGATACTGAAAAGCACCAATATCTGTCCAATCGTATGGTGTTTTACATAACCGATAAACAGGACTATAATTTACAAGTGATGATACTGAACACGATAATTCATCTACACCATTTTCACATCCAGCTGCATTAAATTCTTCATAATTGATATCCGGACAAAATTCTAAAATTTCAAAACTTGGAATTGTTAATGTAGCTACAATTATTCCAGCTGAAGCACCAACAACCCACATTGGTTTTGTAGCTGATGCAAAACTAGAATTTGCTGCGACATCAACAATTATTGGTGTTGGTAATTCATTGATTGCATATACCGACATATTGTTTGATGTTCCGCAATTTTCACCAGGTTTATCCCATAAACATTGCGTTGAACAACTACGTTCATCGACCCTTCCATAAAAGAACGGTTGGCGCGTTTCCCATTGAGTAGGAACACGTTGTCGATATGATTTATTATAACCGTCTTTAAATTCCCTATCTTCCCACGCAATCTCAACTGTTTGTGGAAATCCTAATTTACAATAACCACCACCATATAGACCATAATATGGCATTCTCCAATTTTTTGCAACTTCTCGACACGATTCCCGATTATATCCATAGCCAACATCATATTGTAATGTGCGATTATCCGTTCCAATACCACATCCTGAATACTTGTCACCACGAATGGAATTATCGGATGGAAGAGTTGTACCAATAAACTGAAAATCACGTCCAGTATAAAATTGACGCATACTTCCTATATTTAATTCTGCTCGAAAAAAAGCACCTTGTGATACTGGAACATCGCTTTTACAATAAAAATAAACAACATCACCTGGTTTTACACTAGGTATTCCAATCGAATAAACATTATCATCGTCGTTTTGACTTTTAAATACAACATTATTGTTCAATTTAATGGTAAAACCATTTTTACATTGAACAATACCCTCAAGCACAGCACCACCTTCAAAATGTTCGCTTGTTTTTGGAATAGATTTCTTTCTTTTTGACAACCATAAAATTCCAACTAGAATAAAAATGCATACAATCACTATACCTATTATAATTAATTTCATATGTATATGACCTAAAACTATATATAATTCATCAATATTTATTTTACAACATTTGTATCTTTGATTGTGTATATTTCAATCAAAGATACAACATCGTCAATTATAATTATTTTGTGTAAATATTACATATAATAAATACGTTAGCAAGGTGCGCATTTTTGGTTACCATCAATTGAATCTTCAATACAATTACACGTTCTTACCATCATGGGTGTCTCCGTTATAAGTCTAGCATATAAAAATACGTCTTTAAAATATCGGTCGAATTGTAATTTAATAGCATCTGTTTTAGCATAACTAACACCTTTACGAATCAAATTATAATACATGGGTGTATCTGGTATAACTATGCCATCGGCAGTCATTTGTTCAATATCAACGGGATACTCCATTTTTTCAGCTATTACTTTTAAAAGAACTAATAATTTATAATTAGCAAATACAAATTTTGAAACATATTTGTGTGAAGTTGTATATGCTGGAGATGAACCCAATGTTGTGGCTGAATTTGCAGCTTTAACTACAGCATCTAATGTATTTATATTTGTTAAACTTTTCATCGATATAGGAACATTTGTCGATATATCCGTAGATGATGCTGCACCTTTAATCCCCATATTACTTGTTTTATTTGGAACCAATAAATCAAATCGAAGACTTACATTTAACCCACTGAACGACTTTGGTTCTATTTTAACATATTGTGCGGCAGTTTCGAAAAATATGTGTTTTGCCGAGGAAGCATTTATATTTCCATCAATTTCTTCTAAAACATTCCAGGTGATTTCATCACGACTATAGCTGATAATAAGTGTTTTAACAAAATTACCATTTATGCTATTACCGTATACTATTATTCCACCGATGTCTATTGATTTTCCTGCGTTTATTTTTATCCATGCCGTTTTTTGGGAAACGTCACCGAAAAGAGGTGTCCATGATGAATTTCCATCAATTGTTGGATTATCTGAACCTGGATCGGACGATACACTTGAATATGAATAGGTAGATATATCTGCATTAAACCGAACAAATACCTTTTTGGCAGATAATCGTGTTAAATAATCGAAAACTTTACGAGATGTTATCGTGAAATTATCACCATCTTTCCAATCAAATCGTGTTAAACACAAATTATCTTTACTAGCATAATTGGCCAAAACGCTGTTTTTACAATTAGATACATCATTTGCATTCATACAACCTGCTGGATTAAATTCCACAAAATCTGGATTAGGACAAAAAACCTGACGCGACAAATCAGGTATTTCAAATGATGCCACCCATGTTCCTTCTAATTCATCACCACCAACAATCCATATACGTTTCGATAATTCGAGACTTGAGTCAATTAATCCTCCACCCAATGGCTCCAATTCTAAAATATCAGGATTAAATTCTTTAACTGAATATACCGAATTATATTTGTCTCCCCCACATCTTTCGCTGATAATCTTTTCACACGGCATTTGACAATTTGATACATTTGTATCTCCTCCATACTTATCATATCCTGTATTAGCAAGAGCACAGGTTCCACCATTAGTTAAAGCATAATATTGATAACCTTGTGTAATAGCAAGTTTGCGACATTGCGCACGAGTTAATTTATCAATACCTGTAATATTTGTTAATGTAAGTTTTCCATCACTTTGTGCAGGAAAACAACCTATATATTTATCTTTGATAACGCTTCCATTAGCTGCTTTAATGCCTTCAAATTTAAATGTTTTTTTATCCGAATAATACATGTTGCTTCCAAATCTATACTTACATATGATATACGTTCCTTGTGTGCTAACAATATTTTGTGATTTTTTACAATGTATATAGACCTTTTGATTAGATACCGCATTTGGAATCGTATATTGATATACTCGACCGTTTTGTACAGACGAATGTGTAATTAATCCATTTGCATAATATACCTCAATTTTTAGATTTGGACTTGATTGTATCCATAAATCAATTTGCATAAGTCTATCTGCATAATGTTCAAACATTATAGTTTTTTTCATTTTATACCTATATATGAAATATACAACCAATATCAACAAAATACATAATAATAACCATAACAATTGTTTCAATGACCCCCATCGTTTAAATAACTTAGATATTTCGGTTTGAGGCATAGATAATATATATTATATTATTATTATATTATCTATACGTACTTTGTTTGAATTTATTTTTTATTTGATAAATATAATTTTTTATCTTCTTTATATTATATTATGAAACATCAAACACAAAACCTACTTATATTATTTGGAATATTTATTGCCATATGTACCATATTTATGGGTCTCATTCCAGAACTATCTAATTTTATGAAAAACGATAGTGAAAGTTTTAAAAATCCACATATAAATGCAGATATCGTATATCGTGATAATACAGCATTAGATTGTGCATCTATTCGATATGGTCTTCAAATTTCAGAGCAAGATAAACAAAAAACAAATCAAATCGCGCCAATTTTGGGGCCACAAAATAATTATCCACGTAATCCATTATGGGGTTCTGCACCGGCTACAACAGATATAACATCACGAATTCCTGATAAATGGTCATCACCCCAGTCATATAATCATCCGATCGATGGTGTGTTTAAGTAAATTTAATCTTAGAATATACATTAACGACTTAACCTTTCCAGTATAGGTTAAAATAATTTAGAAAAATAATGATTACATATATAATAAGAATAGTATATTGAATGATAAAAAGATTTTCACATTTTCCATTCATGCGTTTTTATAGTCAAAAAATTACTAGTCAATTTCAAATGATTGACAATCATCATTTATTATTCCAGATTTATAGATATAATCCAGAAAGTAATACTAAATCAACAACACAAACATATAGCATAAATACAAAACAGTGTGGTCACATGGTTCTTGACGCATTAATTAAAATAAAAAATGAGCAGGATAGCACATTAACATTTAGACGTTCATGTCGTGAAGGAATTTGTGGGTCGTGTGCCATGAATATTGATGGTGTAAATACTTTAGCGTGTTTGTCTAAAAATGATATTATAAGTGTAGGTGAATTTAAAATTGATAACGCATCATCGGAAAAGAAAAATGAGACTAACTAATTTGAAGACGTAAATAACAAAGGGTATATATAAAATAATAAAAAGCTTAAAGAGAGAAATATATATTATAATTATATAATGAGTAATTTTCTATTAGATAACTTGAAACCGTCGTATACTATATTATTATGGTATCTTGAAAACTATACGTGTCAGGTCAATGATACCGTAAAAGATCAATTTATCGAATTAAAAAATAGTATAGAAGGATGGAAAAAGGGAACTCACGTGCGTTCAACAAAGGTTATAAATGTATCTGAATTAGAACGTATTCGCGAAAACCTTAGTCTTTACATCAATCAATTATCTGTTGCAAATTACTCAATTATAGAGGGTAAAATCATAAATGAAATTGATAATAGTACTGAATCACAAAATCTACTTATTGATTTGATTATTTTAAATGGTCTTCCTCAAGAAAATAATCTAACCCTTTTATGTAATATGATTATTCATTTGAAATTAACACATATCTTAATTCAAAAATTAGAAAATAAACTAAAATTATGCGAAATTAAAAAAACAGATTCATCCAATTATGACCAAATGTGTATTGATATTAAACACAATACGGTGTGTAAAAATATTTTTATTTTGTTTTCTATGCTTTATAATAACGATATTCCTGAAATCAATACAACTAAAATACAAGTATTCGTTGATATATTAAAAGAGCGTATTGCTGAATCTGCGGATAAAGAAATTGTCGAAAAATATGTGGAAATTTTTGTTGATTTTATGAAACGTATTGATTCGAAATTACAAATGTGTTCGAAAGTTATATATAAGGATATCCACGCGCAATTTACCATTTGGAAACAAGCTAAAGACCAGATTTCAAATCGTGGCAGGTTTGCGATATTGGATTATTTGGATTCTATAGAAGAAGCGGAATTAATAGCTGCGTCAAATCGACACAATAGTCATAATCATAATCATACAAAAGAAAAAACAAAAAGTGGCGATTTTACTAGGAATACAAACGGGCATAATAAACAAAGAGAACGTGGTGATAGAAATCGTAATCGTGGGCGAACACAAGCACCGTCGAATGGATTAGATAATAAATAAATAAATATAATAACTAACATTGTATCATTATATTTATTGTATTACGACCTCGGTTTAAGACCACTGGGTAGTCCATTGATAGTGCAACTACCCATATTGCAAGTTGAATATACATCATTTAAATAATTATAGTTATCCTCCATTGCAGTTCGATTTTTATCAAACACATCTTGTTTTTTCAACATATCCGGTATTTTTTTTTGCGATTGTGTGTATGGGTTACTATTACTATGTATTTTTTTAGGAAGATTATATTTATTTTCTTCATCATCTGTATTACAATCGTGTGATTCTATAACGGGGTCTTTGTATTTTTGATAAATGTTGCGCTTTTTTTTATTATTTCGGTTGCTTGTATCTACATCTGTATCATCGGTTGACGATTCATCACGTTGTTTCGGTATTTCTTTTTT